ACATATTCGCCTTTTTCCAGACGGTGTATCTCAAGATACAGCTTGTTGCTGCCTTTTGTACAGATATCGGAGCAAAACGCTGCTTCGGTGATAATGCCGTTGTCCGATGATAGGACTATTATCCTATCCGCCTCAAGGTAATTTAGATCTATCCATGCGTCCGGTGACGGCAGAAGTCTGCCGTCTGAGCTTACCACAGCATTTTTAAGACGTATCACAACGGCACAAGTGCCGGAATACATCATTTTTTCCATGAGGTCGTTAGCCTGATCCCAGAAGTTGTTGCTGCCGAACACTCCGCCGTTGTCGGTATCGCCAACGATGAACTTTTCCGAGTATTCATCATCTACTTTTACAAACGTTTTGTCGTTTATTAATATGCTTGCCCAGTCCTCGCACACCTTTTTGGCCATTTTCATGGTATACATATCACGACTCTTGCGTTTTTCTCCGTTTTCAAAAGTTATCCTATGAAATGGTTCATGAAAACCCTTCCACCAGTCTTTCCATACGGATATATTATTATAATAGTTGGTCGAAATGTTATAGCCGAAGTTATTATTCAGCCAGTTTATTATCTCACTGTTCAAATGTTTTCACCTCCTGCCAGCGTTAGCGGCTTGATAAATTTGCTAAAGCTGTACTCCAGAGCGTCAGCGGTATCTATATCGCAAGTACCGTCGTCAAGACGCTCGTCTCTGTCCGGAATTTTAGGATCCCATATCTGCTCCGACAAGCTTCCGATAACATTTTTGCAAATGTCAAGCACCCAAAATCTGCCCTGAGCCATCAAAGACGTAAGCATAGATATTCTGTCGTTTCGTGGAGCTTTGTAGCAGTCCACGATCTTGACCATCAGTCTTGCTCTGGCACAGGCTACTCTCAGACCGTTTATTACCGCTTGGTTTTCGTTGTCCGCCCATGCAAATTTAATTAAAAGCGGATTAAAACGCATATATAACGTCTTTACAAACTTTATAAAAGCAGTGTAAATAGTATCGGGACCGACCTCGCCCTTGCCGCCGTCTATTTTGTGATCTGCAATAACGACAAGCTTTTTAAAGCCCTCAATAAAAGCCGTAGCCACGAATGTGGTCTTTGACTTGTTGCCGCCGAAGTCGATACCTATCTGTATTGATGTGATCTTGCTTTTGTCAAGCTGTGATTCGGGTATTATATACTTTTCGGGGTCGTTGGCAAAGCTCTGGAAGATAAGACCCTCTGCCGCTATCCTTAACCCCAGTATATCTCGCTTGTACCAGATAGATGTCGGATCGTACTGAGATTTTACCTCAGCCTTACGCTGATCTGAGATATTTATGTTATCGTCAATAGTAAAATGTGCGTAGTTGTATCCGCCGAGGAATTTGCAATCGGCGGCGTCCTGCTGGTACTTGTCAATGTACTCGGTGTATATCCAGCTTTTTGGATTGTCCGGGTTAAGATCCCACCATATCTTACGCTTATCTGCGGCGATAGATCTGTTAAAAGCCTCCTGCACAAATGATTTGTGATGCAGATTGATCTCAGTACCTATCCACATACCATAAGAGTTGCCTCGTATGGACTTATAACTGCTGGCAAGCATAGCGCCGGAAAAGATGACGATCCTTGTTTTAAATCCTGTATCCTTGCCCTTTATGATAAGAGCCTCATTGCCCTTGTACTTACCCCAGCGGCATTGACCTCGAAAGAAATGCTCAATACCAAAGCCGTTACAGTCGCCAAGAATGATTTTCGCATTGCCGAGTGTTGACGCCGATGCAAGATGTATCTTGTCTTTAGTAGTCTTAAGCTCGTGACAAAAAGCA